ATAAGAAGCATGAGAACTATACACTAAAACACTTTGCAGAACGGATTAAATTATATGGTGAAGAAAAGTTCAAGTTCAAAATCTACAAAATCGAACTCAAATAGTTTCCCTATTCAGTTCCTTAGATTGACCAACGGTGAAGATATCGTTGCAGAGATTGTTGATGTGGCATATGGCAAAGTTACCATCAGTAATCCATTGAAGATTGTATACTCAACATCGATGCGACCTGGATATCTTACCATGTCTCTCATGCAATGGGTATTCTTGAGACTGTCAAAGAATCAGACATTCACAATGGATGAATCAAACATCCTCATTCAGTCTGAACCAGAAGAAACTCTATTAGAGCATTACCATTCTTCTGTTGCTACCTTGACGAAGAGCGGTAAAGAGAACTTTGAGTTTGCAAACTATACCGATGATTCTGATATTGGATTGGATGAAGAAGATGGTTCGCTGGAACAACTTGAAGGCCTTGAACTACTCAAGGAGTTAATGGATAAGATGAAGAAAGATAAGGGAAGTTTACACTAATGGCAAAGAATGAAGAAGAATATGATTTTGGATTCACATTCGCTGATGAGGATGAGATTGTAGCAGATACCAAGTCTGTACTAAACCTCCAGGATCAGGTAGAAGACCTTAAGTCTCGTCTCCATGACCTTAACAAGATATTCAAACCACTGTTGGAGAATTTGGCAAAGAACCCTGATAAACCGATGATCAAGTGGCCAAACAGGAAAGAGATAATCGAGAAGCAACTTAAGAGACTAGAGGCATTGACTAAGGTCTAACCAATTAGTCACATCATAACGGCACATAGCGTTTATACACCTATGTCAAGCATTTGTCAAGGGAAAAGTGAATGAAAGAGAAAAAAGTTAACTACGTGGATAACCAGAAGTTCTATCAAGAGATTCTGGAATACAAGAAGAAGGTCGCAGAGGCAGAAGCGGCAGGTAAGCAACCACCAAAGTTGTCGAACTATATTGGTGAGTGTATCTATAAGATTGCCACGAAGTTGTCATGCAAACCATGTTTCATGAACTATTCATTCCGTGATGAAATGATTAGTGATGGTATTGAAAACTGTATTCTATACTTCCATGACTATGATCCTACCAGAGGTATGAATCCATTTGCCTACTTCACTCAGGTGATCTATTATGCCTTCCTTCGTCGTATTAACAAAGAAGAGAAGAACAGATATATCATATATAAGAACTTCCAGGAAACTATCATAAACAACGGGCATAGCGGATTGTTGACCGACTCGGACGATAATCACTTGATTCCGAACCAGATGTATGATAATATAAATGACTTCATGGAACGTTATGAGAAGAAGGAAGAAGTCAAGAAGCAAAAGCGTAAACAAATGAAGGAAGGACTGCAAAAGTTCTACGAGGAATAAAATGAAAAACGATTTACCATTTCAGGTCGAACATCTAATCAATAGTCTTTTGAATACAAAAGAGAATGTGCATCTGAGACAGAACTACCGCATACGCCTTGATAGTATCAGGGAATCGATTGAGAAGTCAATCAAGAAGTATGACAATGAACTTTATATGGCGAACACGAAAAAGAAGAGAGCGTAATGAAATTTCATCGTGATGGTACTCTACCGCAAAACGGAGAGATTTGGGTCTTTGGAAGTAATCTGGCTGGCATTCATGGTGCTGGTGCTGCTAGGGTTGCTAGAGAGCAATTCGGCGCGCCGATGGGTGCTGGTATGGGATTGATGGGTAAGTCTTATGCTATCCCTACCAAAGACAAGCATATTGAAACTCTGGAAATCGATGAGATATCGTTTCATATTGATTACTTCATTGAGTTTACCCACTTGTATCCTGATATGAAGTTTTTTGTTACCCGCGTCGGTTGTGGTCTTGCTGGTTTTACAGATTCGCAGATTGCTTATATGTTCAGTCAGGCAAATGATAACTGTTCGTTTGCTGAAGAGTGGAGGGAATACCTTGAATAGGAAGCATCTACTATATCATGTGTTTCAGTACATGGAATCTCAGAACATGCAACTTGATGATATGATCGAAATCATTGAACAGAAAGGCACCATGTTCTCCGACAGTCCCACTGCTGGAGAGTGGTCAGTAGGACGGGCGCTCAGTCATGCTGCATATGAATATGAAAACGCGAAGGTAAAGAATGGATAGGTGGCGTGAACTGACAAAATTAAAGTGGGTAAAGTATCCTGATGTTCCTCCCACAGAAAACGGCTACTACTACACACACTACTTCAACAAGGATTTCAATACAGAAGCATTCAAGTGTATTCTCTGGAGCAATACAAAAGGATGGTGCGGTTGGCATCAAGACGGAGGTCCGAAAATGACGATTTATGAGTATGCTCCCAGCACCAGAGAAGATTTCTATATGATGTGTGTAGAGCATCAGAGAGAGGATGAAAAGAATGGATAAGTCATACTGGACAGATGAAGTGATTAAAGACTTGCTGTCATTACAAGGCATCAATATCTTCAAAGAGTTGAAAGAAAACTTAACAGAAGATGAATACCTAGATTTCATTGACGCATACGAAGACTGGCAAGAGAGACATAAGCATGGCTAAAGTGGCACTAATTACTGATACTCACTGGGGAGTCAGAAACGACTCCCCCATCTTCTTGGACTACTTCAAGAAGTGTGTAGACGAGTTCTTTCTGCCCACATGCAAAGAGAACTACGTTACCGATATCATTCATCTTGGTGACTTAGTTGATCGTCGTAAGTATGTGAATATCAATACAGCACACCGTCTTCGTAAGGACTTCCTAGAGAAGATCGAAGATGCCGGCCTCCGTATGCACATCATCGCTGGTAACCACGATGAATACTACAAGGATACCTACAAGATCAACGCACTGGAAGAACTGGTTGGTGATCGCTATGAATACATCACTACTCATTCTACACCATACACACTGACAATTAGTGGTTTGAACATTCTGCTTATGCCTTGGATCACTAAAGACAATGAGCAGGAAGCATTTGACGCACTCAACAACACCAAAGCATCTATTCTCATGGGTCACCTTGAGTTAGAAGGATTTGAATTCTATAAGGGGCAAGTATCTGACCATGGACAAAGTTCTAGCATTTTTAGTCGTTTTAGTGCTGTCTATAGCGGCCATTACCATCACCGTAGCAGCAGGGATAATATTCACTACTTGGGTGCTTTTTCTGAGCATATTTGGAGTGATTATAACGATCCTCGCGGGTTTTCAATCCTTGATACAGAATCACTGGAAGTCACTTTCTATCGTAATCCTTTTAGTATCTTTCATATGGTTTCTTATGACGATGTAAAGCATCCTGACATAATCCAGAAAATACAGTCAACGGACTATAGTAAATACAGGGATACTTACGTGAAAATCGTTTGTGTGAACAAAGAGAACCCTTTCGCGTTCGATATGCTTCTAGACAAACTGTATAAGGAATCACCTGCTGATATCTCTATTGTGGAAGATGTGAATGTGTTCACTGATACCAATCCAGATGAGATTGTTGATCAAGCACAGGATACACCTACCATCCTTGACACGTACATTACGGGCTTGACATTGCCCGTCGATAATGATAAGATGAAGACCTATATGCGTGATTTATATGTTGAAGCAATGTCTTTGGAGAGTGTAGAATGAATCCACAATATGCACACATCGGTGCTGCCGATGATAAACTCATTGAAGAAATGGCAGAACTGACCAAGGAACTTTGCAAGGTCAAGCGTTTCGGTATGAGTGATCGAAATCGTGAGAACATCATCCTTGAGATTGGTGATGTTGAGTATAGATTGAACGAATATAAACAACTGATGGGAATTCCGTAATGAGTTATGATATTGGACACAAGGTTTGGCTAGTCGAAACTAAGATGGTCGAACCAGAAACAAAGACTGACGAGAATGGTGTAGTCTGGAAAAAAGTCACTAAAGCATTTTATGACACAGCATATACCATCATTGAAGGTGAAGTGATCGGTAAGATCATCATGGAAATTGAAGGATATGATCTTTGGGATGACGAACCTTTCTATAATCAGTATGCCGTTAAGATCGGTGATGGTCTCATAGAATCTATTGCAGAGTCAGACATGAATGGTGAAGATTGGGGAATGCATTTGGTGTTCCATTCTGAAGAAGACGCCAAAGAATGGATCTCTCAGAAAGAGAAGTTGAACAAGTGATTGAGCATGAATGGGCAAAGAAGTGTGCTGTCATTCTTCTGAATGAGGTGGTGCCCAGAGCAAAGAAGGTTAATAGGTTACCGAGCAAGTTCTGGGATGCTACTCTCATCGCATACCTTGCAAGACTTGAATATGAAGGTGTTATAACTAGAAGACAACTTCGGCAGTGCCTAGATTTAAGAGTGAAAGAACTACAAGAGAATGCTAACATTTAAGACTGTAAGATGGAAGAATCTATTATCAACAGGTAATGTATGGACTGAAGTCGACCTACTATCTTCCAAAACTAATCTCATCATTGGCGCAAACGGACACGGTAAGTCTACTATTCTAGACGCACTGTGTTTCGTGCTATTTGGTAAGGCGTTTCGTAATATCAACAAACCTACACTGGTCAATTCAGTGAACGGTAAAGACTGTGCCGCAGAAGTATGTTTCAATACTAACGGTAAAGAATACAAGATCGTTCGAGGCATCAAACCCAACATCTTTGAGATTTGGGTGGATGGATTCATGATCAATCAGGACTCAGCATCAAGAGACTATCAAGAGTACCTAGAGAAGTTCATTCTAAAAATGAACATGAAGGCATTTACACAGATTGTTATTCTTGGTTCTGCATCGTTTGTTCCTTTCATGCAGTTGAGTCCTGCTGATCGTAGAACTATTCTTGAAAGTCTCCTTGACATTCAAATCTTCTCTACAATGAACGTGCTGATGAAGCAACGTGCTGTAGAGAACAAGCAGGCAATGGAACGTAATCGTATTGAGATTACTTCTAAAGAAGAGCGTAAGATTTTCGTTAAGAAGACTCTTGATAACCTAAAGAAGAATAGTAATGATCGTCTTGATGAGTTGTATGGTCAATTGGCAGATTTCAAGCAACAGAAGAAAGACCTGATTGCTACAGTCGAATCTGTCGCTGATGAGAAAAAGAAGTTGCAGGATCAAGTCAATGATCTTAGCGACATTCGTTCGATTTATCAGGATAAGATCAAGAGCATTGCCAAGTATGAGTCTGAAGTGTCTATTAGAGAACATGAAGCACTGTTTCTAGATGTTCATGATAACTGTCAGACTTGTAAGCAACCCATTGATACCATCTTCAAAGAGAAGAGAAAACTTGAACTCAACAGTGATATTACTGTTTTCAAGAATGGTATTGAATCGTCTAAGACAATGCTTGATGGTCTTCTTATGCGTATCAATGAGAAAGAGGATAAGGTCAAGCGTATTCAGCAAATCAATGCCGACATTTCTGCAAAGAAGCAGACAATGATGCATCTTGTCTCAATGATTAACGATGTTGAAGATAATATTGACAAGATCAAGAATGCTGATCAAATGGTAACTGATGCTGAGAAAGAACTGGCAGATGTTATCGGTGATATCGCCAATCTAATGGTAGAGAAAACTGACTTGATGGAAGATCGTCAGTATATTGAAACTGCCTTGGCATTGCTCAAGGACGGTGGCATCAAGACAAAGATCATCAAGCAGTACATTCCAATCATCAATAAAATGGTTAATAAGTATCTAGCGCAGATGGGGTTCTTTGTGAACTTCAACATTGATGAGAACTTCAATGAAGTCATCAAGTCAAGATACCGCGATGAGTTTTCTTATGCCAACTTTTCAGAAGGCGAGAAGACACGTATTGATCTTGCGTTGTTATTCACATGGCGCGCCATTGCAAAGATGAAGAACAGTGTAAACACTAATCTTCTCATTCTGGACGAAATCCTTGATGGTAGTCTTGATGCAAATGGTACTGACGAGTTCTTGAAGATCATCAAGACACTCACTGACGATACGAATACGTTTATCATTTCACACAAGCAAGATCAACTGCTAGACAAGTTCGATAAGGTCTATCGATTTGAGAAGGTTAAAAACTTTAGCAGGTTAGTATGATAGACGCACAATATTACCTTGATTTGATTGGTGACTGGGAAGATCCAAACCCAGCACCACAAATCATCGATCATGAAGGCATTCAAGTAGTTCGTGATGATCTACTTGAAGTAGGAACTAAAGCAAGAGCAGCAGATTATCTTGTACGCAATACCCCACATAAAGAACTAGTATACGGTTCTTCACCAGCAACAGGGTATGCTCAAATGTCATTACCATTCGTTGCTTCTAAATATGGAAAGAAAGCAGTCATCTTCATGGCAGAACGTGCCTTGGATAAACTACATCCATATCAGAAGAAAGCAATCGAACTTGGTGCTGATATGCGATGGGTCAAGATGGGTATGCTTGCAGTAACAGAGAAGAGAGCAAGAGACTACGTTGCAGAAGACCCAGACAACAGACTGCTTGTCCCAATCGGCATTCGACATGACACCGCTATTGGATGCCTTATCAAAGTTGCCAGAGCATTACCGATTGAACCTGGAGAAATTTGGACAGTCGGTAGTTCCGGGACTCTTTCACGATCTTTACAGTTGGCCTTTCCTAATGCCGCAGTTCATGTTGTTTCTGTGGGCCATACAATGCAACCAGTTGATATTGGCAGAGCAGTATTTCACAAGTCTCCTTACAAGTTCGACAAACCAGTAAAACCTGAACACACCCCACCATTCCCATCCGCACCAACATACGATGCTAAAGCATGGCATGTTATGCGATCATGGCATGAAATCTATCAACCCAAGAAACCTGTACTATTTTGGAATGTAGGTGCTTAAATGAAAATTTGTATTGCGCGACTGCGTTCGGGGGACAACTTCGTTGAACCTCTTAACCAGATTATGGATTCATTCTACTATCTTCTGAGAGAGTATAAGAAGAATCATCCTGAGCATGAATTCACATACTATAACTTTGGATTCAATCAGAAACCAAAGCGTGATGTTGAAGCAATAGAAGCAGCAGATGTTATTCTGATTCCTTCAGAAGCAGAGTTTACATATCATACGCCAGGTTCGATTCACACACTTGATCTAGCAAAGTCAAACGCAAAGTTAGAAGAAGTTAAACCATACTTCAATAACAAGCGTGTTATTCTGCTTCGTTCTGATCGTCGTGATGATATCGATCTATATCAAGAG